ACCGCGCCAACGGCTCCTGGGGGTGGCTACGCATTGATATACATGTGGTTCCACACGAACAGCTTTCCCCGTGTTACCCGATCACACTATAGCCCCAGCGTCAACATCCAGGCCACGAAGGTCAACCACATACGTAATCTTGACCGTACCTAAGACCACTGCCGCATTAGTGGATTCATAAGCCTGTCCAACCAGGCCCTGGACCGCCCGATCATAAGCGTTCACATCACTGGAGGGGTCACTGGTGTTGACATCGTACCACTTCCTACGCATAACAAGCGGCACGTTCCAAGTACAACGCTCCCAAGCATTGAATGCAAACACATTGCGGGATCCCTTAACAAAGTTGACCCTCTTTGCGATAGTGTCAAGCGGGGCTGCACCCGTCTGGAATGCTGAGCCCTGCTCTGGGTTCTCCGTATACATAAAGTAGACCCTAGACCCAGCGTCCTGATGAGCAGGACCAACGTTAGGTATCCACTGAAATGTGACCTTCCGAAATTTGTACTCACGATACTGACGTATCATGTTGTTCATCCCGCGAGTAACCCCCACATTGGCATCACAACCGAGCTGTTGGAAGTCGGAGGCGATATTGGCAACTGTGGTAGAAGCGGGCACGAAGATGGTTGCGGTCAACGTCGAACCGTCGAAGGACAGTCGATTGCGCGGTGGCTTCGCGCTTTTGGCGGACATTGGGTTCGGTTTGCGCCGACCGAGTTGCGTTCGTTTCTTCGTCATATTGGCAATAGTTGGTCGATAACTTGGCGATTATCACCTCCCCAGACGCTACTGTCAAAGTATTGTTCTATGGCAATTTGGGCGTCAGGACTAATACCGGAGCTCAACCAAAACGAGTACCGCCCGTGTGCATCAGGATAATCATGGTCACAAGAAGCTCCTTTTGAACTAACAAAATAGTAACCAAAGATGTCCTGGTGCACAACACTACCGACTTTGCCGAACCTCTTCAGCATGCGGTAGAAACTACCAAGAACTGGAACATCGGAGGCCACAGCCAGCCCGCAGTCTCCAATGTTGTTCAGTAGTATGCGATACATTTCGACATCATGACCAAGGTTAACACAAGTAACGTCCTTGGTGAGACAGGTCTTGACATTACGAATCATCCGCCATACGTTGTTAACGCATACGGGTTTAGTCTGACAAAATTCAACCTGCTCAAATTCGTAAACCGGATCCTCAGTCTTGATGTCGAACCCAAAGCGTTCAAAGTATTTATATAACGTTGCCAAACGCTTCAGGTATTTCGTCTCAGTAAAGATCAGGCAATCGTCACCATTATTGGCGTACTCAAACGGGATACCCAAACTAGTTAAGTAGCTGTGGCTCATAAGGCACATCAAGAGTTTGTTGCCCATGCTGGTATTCATATCACCTGACATGCGTGAGCCATGCACAACGTAAGTGAAGTATCCGTCAGAAGCACGCGCCATTCCCCTATTAACCAGTTGCATGCGCAACAATCGCCTGAGCTCCGCATCGTGGAAGATACGATTGTAGACTGAATGCTCGAACTCAAGCGCCTGTTTAGAAACATGTTGGTCAAACCGGGACGCGTCCATGCCGACACAAACAGGATCAGAGAATTTATCCCACTTCTCCTTAAGAATTTTAGCTTGTGTGAAGGCATTATACGAACTCATAATGGTGGGAGAGCCGAAAATGTTATCGATGGCATCATAAAGCTTATGTTCAAGTGGCCTAAGGAATCGCCCAACCTCAACATTGAATCGAGGATCACGCGGCTGGATGACGCGTGGAGCAGGATCAAACTTCAAAGTGAAGTTGAGCTTTTCCGCCTTAACGAACGTCTTAAGCATGGCATCCCGGGGACTCACTGGTTTGATAGCCAGAGAGTCAACTGCCCGTTGATACAAGAGCTGCCGAGGTCCCTTGTAGAAGGTAGGGAAAACATCTCTACTCACAGGGGATTGGAAGCCAATGTCACGACACAGCGATTCGCGGTAAGATGCTAGCTTTGCAGCAAAGATACCGGGAGTAGGTTTAACCGGCCTCAAAAGATCTTTGTTGCGATACAATACACGTTCTCCAACCCCGCGAATAAGGTTGTCGAGACTATTGTTGTGAGTCTGCACTTCATGCCATAAGAGGAACCGACTCATGGATAAAATTCTCTTGGGCTTTGTGGTACCCGACCTTACAGGAGAGATGCCAGGATAAACACCGGGTACAGTGTCCACCCCCTCCTGTTTGGCTGGGCCCCATCATGCAACCTTAG